AATTGACCACCGAGCTGAGGCGTTCGCTGCTGTTTTTGTTGAACATACCGCCAGAGATTTCGGCGTCAATTTTCTCGATCTCTTTGCCGTACTTCTTAGCCAGCGCGCCAGCTTGGCCAGCTTGAGCTTGGTTCTCGGCGATCTGCGATTTGCCCAACGGGGTTGTCTTGCTTTCGCCCGTGTACATGTTGTACGTCTCACCGCCCTCGGTGTTGAGAATTTGGCTGCCTTTGGTTCCCGCAACTGCGCCAGAGCCTTTGCCCATGGCAATCTCGTCATTCAAAATGCCTTGGCCAACACCGGTTGCAAATTCTGTTTGCCGCCCTTTGGCAACGTCATCGTACCGAGTGCCCAAAGCGTACTGTTCTTCCAGCTTTGAGATGGTTTTTATCTTGGCAGCGTACTCTTTTTCAAAACCCCTAGGCAAAGCCTTGGATGTGACTTTCTGTTCGCCGTATTCGTTGTCAAGATAAGTGTCGGTTGTCTCTTGCATAAACGGTGACATGTCGCCGCTCTTGCGGGCGGCAATGTACTTTGCGTATTCAACTTCGTTCATGCCCGCGTTGCCCGCCATCATCCCGGCCAGCTTCCCACCTGGTGCCAGGTCTTCGGGATTTAAGCCCGCAGCGTTGCCACCACGACCGGCCATCTGCTGGTCTGCCGTGCGCCGGTATAACGCGTTCTGCTCTTCGCGAAAATCGCGCTGTTCTTGAGCTTGCTTTTCGCGCCAATCACGATCGCTTTGGCGCTCATAATCGCGCATCATCATGCTGCCAATACTAGACCCGGCGTTAGCGATGCCTTGCCCGATACCAGACCAGATTAATCCATCAGCCATGATTAAGCTCCCTGCGAAAAGACGGATGGGTCGATCTGGTCCATCCCTTGTTGTAGCTGTGACGTGTCAACGCCGTTCTCGCCAAGGTAGCGTAGCAGCATTGTCTTGAATGCGCCAGCGGCATCTTGCGGACTGACGTCGATCTTGGCAGCCTGGGCGATGTCGGTGACTTCCTTCAGAATGGCCATGGCCAAGAGGCCAATCAGTTCGCGCGGGACTGCGCCCTTAGTACGTTCGTCGACCGTGGAAGTGATGTCGTATGAAATGTTAGCCAGCGCATCGACCTTGTCGCGCGCGAGACGCAACTGTTCTGCCACGGATTTAGCAGCGCCCTTTTCGTAGAGGACCTGCATCATAAATTTCATTGCCGCCACAAAGGCCGGGTTGTTTTCATCCGGCCCTTGTTCTGTTGGAGGAACCTGTCCGCCCTTAATTAGTCCAGCCATGATAGGTCCTTTCGTTTAACCGACGTAGCGGTTGATGATGCCGCCCGGTGTTGCTGGCTGGGCATAAGCTGTGGGCACAAAGGGCGCAAAGTTAATGCGCGCGCCGACGTTGGCATTGCGCATTGCAATCGCATTTTGCTGTTGCTGGTATTCGTAGTCGCGAGCTTCTTGCTGGGCCTTGGCTTGGCCAGCGCCAGCAATTAAACCGCCAGCAACTTGAGTGCCGCCCATGACAGCGGCGGTCTTCATGTACGGGTCCAGTCCAGCCCACCAGCCGGGGCTGGTTGTACCCAGGGTCGGGATAGTGTTAGATGCAACAGCAGCGTTGGGAAACTGAATGCCGTTAAACGGAATCTGAGCCGGGGGCGTCGGGGTCAATGAAAGCCCGGGTGGGGTCGGAGGCGGTGCGTTGACAATCGGAGCAGGCGCTCCGGCTGGAGGCGGGGCGGCGCCAGGTACGGGAGGCGCAGCGGCTGTGCTGAGTACGCCAGGGGCTGCGGCTTGTGCCGCTGTGGCGGCCTCGCCTGCTGCCGTTCCGGCTGTGCCCCACGCATTGCTTATGGTGCCAGCGGCTTCGCCGATGTTGCCGCTCATAATCGAACCCCAAGCACCCGAAAGGCTGGTGGCCGCGCTTTCAATACCTGCGCCCATGCCGGATAGGAAACTTCCCCCAGCAGCAGATGATCCAAATCCGCCCATTAGGGCAGCACCTCCAAAATAAACAGCGCCAGCGATTAGGATTGCTTTGCCAATAGGTGAGTCTGCAATGCTTTTGACTACGTCCCCAACGCCTTTGACAACGCCGCCGACAACGTCGACAACGCCCTTGACAACGCCACTGATGGCGTCCCCGATTCCTTTAACTACTTGGGTCATGTTTATATTCCTCTGACGTAAGAAAGATTGAGCGATTCCCTGGCAAAACCGAGTCGCTTAAAAAAGGTGATGAGGCGCGGATCGACTGTAGGCTCCAGCTCGACGACTGCCACTTTGATTGCTGGCCTGCTCTTCACCCAATTGGCAAATTCCCTGATCAGCTTGATGCCTGCGCCCTTAACCAGGGAGTAGTACAAAAGGACCGAGCACTGCATCTTGTCGTACCAAAAACTCTTTTGCACGCACGCGCCAAACACGGCTACAACTTTGCCAGTCTCGTCCTCGGCCACCCACAGGAAGTGGGCCGGGTTCATGCAAGCCTGGGCCATGCGCGCCATCGCTTCGCGGTCGATGTTGACCGGCAGCTTGTTGTTGGACACCGAGATCACGCCGATCTCTACGATGGCGGGGACGTCCTGAAACTTGGCTTTGCGGTAGATCATATTTGGATCGGATTGCCGTTCGCGTCAACGTAAACGCCGTCCTCATTGATACCGCCGCCGACAGGAAATTTCTTACCGTTGGGGCCAGTTTGCATTTGAACACCACCACCACCAGTTACGGTGTCATTACCCGTGCCGCCAACCACGGTCGAAACGCCGGGGATTTGCGGAATTGTCGCGGTGTAAAAAGTGTTGGCCCAATCGACCTGCTTGTTGGCATACTCAATCACGTTTGCAATTGCGGTCTGCTTGGCGTCTGCGCTCAGTGTGCCGTCAGCCAAAATGCCATTCACACTGGCCATGGTGGTGCGGCTAAGGTCGGCGCCAAAAGCGGCTGGAATCTTGGCCTTGTCGAACCCGGCTTGCAAAGTGGTCAGCGCAGTCTGCGCGGCCTGGCGTGATGTTTCCAACGCAGCGTTGGCGGTTTGACGTGATGTCTCAAGGGACGCGGCAGCGGCAGTTTGAGCGGCAATGTTTGCCGCTTGTTGAGCGCGATCAAGCTGGTTTTGTGAAGTTGCGTGGGCTTGACGCGCAGTCTCCAAAGCGGCGTTGGCCGCAACTGTTTTGTCCGCAATCGCAGTTTGCTGTGCGCGGTCCAGGTCGTTCTGCGTAGTGGTGAATGTCTGCCGCGCGGTTTCCAAAGCGGTGTTGGCCGCAATTGTTTTGTCTGCAATCGCAGTTTGCTGTGCGCGGTCTAAGACATTTTCCCCGGTAGTAAATGTCTGACGCGCGGTTTCCAGGGCTGAGGCAGCACTGATGTTTTTGTCAGCAATCATTATTTGCTGAGCACGGTCAAGCACGTTTTCTGATGCGTTGGCGTTTATGGCGGCGGTAGCCAAGTCGGCTTTCTGTGTGCGGTCTAAAGCATTTTCCCCGGTAGTAAATTTTTGTTGGTTAGCCTGGAGCCCGAACGCGTTGACGTTTTGTGCATTTGCTACGCCCACCGTATTCAAGGCGTTGACATTTGTGGTGGCGCGGTTGGCGTAAGTACCGGCATCCGATGTGGCTATTGGTGTGGCCTTGTCTATCATTGCGGCCACGCCCGCTCCCTGAGCAATCGAACTATTGACCAGGCCACGGGCAGCCATATCTTGCTTGGCTTGAGCACGTGCCCTTTGCATCAGCGGGCTATCGGCGGCCAGGATTCCTTGGAGCTGACCCGAAACAGTTTCGGTCGGCTGATCCACAGTAGACGTGAGGGCCTGGAACTGAGCTGGCTGCATGCCGGTCATCGTGTTAGTAGACAACGGCACGATGCTTGCATTTGTGGGCGTAATGCCACTGGGGGTGTTTATGTCAAAAGGATTAGTCGTTGTAGCCATTTTTGCTCCACATGTAATAAAAGCCGCTTATAGCGGCTTTCTGCGGGCGCACTGCCCCCGCCAAGATTTTATGTCATTCCCCGCTTAAACTCAAGCGGAGCCCAAGAACAATGCCCGTTCGTCAATCCGCCGGTTTTGCAACCCTTTTAGCGGCTTGCCCCCGGCCATGCAGTATTTAAGAAACTCGTCAGCCGCGCCCGCTTTATCCCCGCGAAGCAGTTTCTGGCGAAGCGTAGAACGCTGGAGTGCCCCAAGACCCACGTTGAAAGAGAAGCTAACAAGCCCATCAAACATACCCTGTGTAAGAGGGACAGGACAGAACTGCTCGACCCCGCGCTCAAATCTAGCCAAATCTGCTGCAAGTATTGCATCTACTTCCTCCATAGGGTAAACCCTATTATCCTCTGGGCGCAGGGGGAAACCGTCCCGATCCTCCAGCTTCAGCCTGCCTTGGTCCGGGTAAAGCACATGCCCTACACCTATGGTCCAGAGCTTGGCTGGGCACCGGTATGCACGCTGGCGGGTGCCCTCGTGGTGCTTGATGACCCCCAGTGCTTTGGCTGAGACTTTCATTTGCGTTTCACCGTTTGAACACAACCGACTTTGTATCCCAGATCGCGCCATTCCTGAGCCGCTTTCTGGCAGGCGCCCTCGTACTCAAAATACCCGACAACAACTATGAAGTTCATGTTGATCCCCGTGACAAGAACCAGAGTCCAGATCATTTTCCGAAGGCGCGTCCGCCGAAGTGGAATGCGATGATGCTGGCAAACAGAGCCTGGGTGTTGGAATCCCACAGCTTCTCGGCCAGGACGGGGAACTGCACACCGTTGTTATACCCGTAGACAAACAGGCCGATATCCACAAACACCAGCAAGAAGAAAAAGCCCAGAGTGATGAAGCTGCGCACGCCAGCGCGCAAGTTTTTCATCCACTGGCTGGTGCCTTCGTTCAGGCTTTCGTCGTGCTGGTAGATGGCATTCATCTCGGCGACCTGGGCGTTGACCAGGTTTTCGTTGGTCCTGGCCGTGGTCTCCATCTCCAACTGGGCGCTGTGTATCTGCTCTATTCGTTCCTGAGCCTCAAACCCGGCTTTGCGCAATTCCAGCTCCCGCTCAATCTGGAGCTGGGCCAGGGCAAGCTCGTGCTTTTTGTCCTGCCGGTCCTGGAAGAAATCCAGCAGCTTGGGCAGACCGCCCATCAGGAATGAGATCAGGGTTGAGAGGATCGTAAGCATTAGGGTTTCTCCAACAAAATTG